GCAGCGTGTACGCGATGCAATTACTCGAAAGGCAACCGAATAGGCGCGTTTTTTGGACAAGCAAGGACACCTCTGACTCTTCCTTTTCCGTTTTCACCGACACAAGAGAGCACAAGTCATGACTAAGGCTGGACAGGGCTCTACAAGGGCGCTCAAGGTCGTCTCAGAGGCGAACAGGGACAAACAGGGAATCTCTCCTACACCAGAGCGTCTAATCGGCTCAGGAACGCCCAGAATCCACTCTAGGCTCAACGATTTACCGTCTAAGGGCTTAGAAATCATCGACTTTGCAGCTTCTCTGAACGTCGATTTAATGCCCTGGCAAAAATTCGTGTTCGAACACGCTTTGAAAATTAAGCCGGACGGACGCTGGCACGCGCCTTTGGTCGTGGTCGTTGCAGCTCGACAGAATGGCAAGTCCACAATTATGGAGATGTCAATCTTGGCTCGCCTTTTCCTTTGGCAAGAATCTTTGCAATTAGGTTCGGCTCACGTACTGACTACATCGCTGGAGACTTTCCGGCACGTGGTCAGTATTATCGAGAGCAACGAATCACTGGCAAAGCAAGTAAAGAAGATTCGCTGGGCTCACGGATCCGAAGAGATTGAGCTAATGTCCGGCGCTCGCTACGTGGTCAAAGCAGCTAATGCAGCAGCTCGTGGATTTGCTAAGCCGGAGACTGTGTACATGGACGAGACACGTCAGCTCAAAGACACCGAAGCCTGGTCAGCGATGCGCTATACGATGATGGCCGCTAAGAATCCGCAGCTTTGGACATTTTCAAACGCCGGAGATCAACATAGTTTAATTTTGAATCAGCTACGCGAGCGCGGTATGGCATCGGCTGCTGGTGGAAACGATGACATTGCTTATTTCGAATGGTCAGCATTCTCGGACAAGATTGAAGATGAAAAGAATTGGGTCGCGAGCAATCCGGCGCTTGGTCACACAATCCACGAAGATAATATCCGCGCCGTTCTCAATGATCCTCCAGATGTCGTCCAGACGGAGGTGTTGTGCCGGTGGGTCAATACAATCTCCGGAGCGATTCCTGTGAAGGAATGGGAAGAGTGTGGATCTAATGAGATTCATCTCGACGTTGAGAAAATGACGTGGTTCGGACTTGATTTATCGCCAGATCGTAGAGATGGGGCGCTTGTGGCCGCTCAGAAAAATGCGGACGATACTTTCAACATCAAGCTTCTACATACCTGGCACAATCCGATTTCGCTAGACGATAAAGCTATCGCCAACGACATCGCGCCCTATGCACGCAAGTATCCGCTTGAATATGTGGCTTTCAGCAAAAGAACAAGCTCTGCCGTAGCTGCGCGACTTGCACCAGCCGGAATTCCTGTAATCGACATCGATGGCGCACTTTACGGCCAGAGCTGCGATGAATTGCTCGGTGCGATTACCTCAAAGAGATTGATTCACGGAAAACAGGCAGAATTATCCAAGCAGATATTATCGGCCGTGAGATTACCAATGGGCGATGGCGGTTGGATCATCGGCCGGCGCGCCTCTTCGGTTGCAGTGTGCGCGGCAGGGGCTTCGGCACTTGCAACACACTTTGCGACACGCCCAGAGATGGAGATGGACATCATGGTCGGTTAGATGTATAGCAAGCCTTTAGACTTATCCACATGGGTCTATTCTCGCGCACAGTAACGACCGCAGCTCCGGCTGCCACTTCTGACATTGAAGCTTCTCTTGCTCCAGTAAATGTCACTAGCTCGCTTTATAATATCTACGGCGTTGCCGGAATCACTGCCTCTCGCGTTGAATTTATGTCAGTGCCAACATGCGCCAGAGCACGCAACATAATTTCGTCAAGCGTTGCATCAATTCCGCTTAAGGTTCGCACTCGCGCAGATGGCGCTCGCGTTGAATCTCCTCCAAAGGTTATCAATCAGCCAGATCCACGCGTTCCTGGATTCGCAACCTATGCCTGGCTTGCAGAAGATTTATTGCTATACGGATACGGCTACATGCGTATCTTGGAAATCTACGCCGACACATATCGCATTCGCAGTGCAGAACGCATTGATCCTACTCGCGTCACAATTAAAACTAATGACAGAGGAACAGAGATTGAGTATTACTGCGTAGATTCAATTCCAGTGCCATACGAAGGCGTTGGAAGTCTTGCAGTCTTTTACGGCGTAGATGAGGGCATTCTCAATCGTGCCGGTCGCACAATCAAAGCTGGTGCAGAATTAGAACGCGCTGCGACAATGTACGCACGCGAGCCAGTTCCAACGATGGTCTTGAAATCTAATGGCACTGCACTTCCAGCAGATCGCATCGCAAAGCTTCTCGAATCTTGGGGGCAGTCACGTCGCAATCGTTCAACTGCATTCTTGAATGCTGACGTGGAATTGCAGACTTTAGGATTCGATCCAGAGAAATTGCAGCTCAATCAAGCCAGATCGTACGTTTCGACCGAGCTCGCCAGAGTTACCGGCATTCCGGCCTATTACGTCGATGCAGAATCCGGATCTAGTATGACGTACACAAACGCAACACTTGCGCGTCAATCTTTGCTGGACTTCTCACTTCGTCCGATTATGTGTGCCATTGAAGAGCGTCTTTCAATGACTGGAATGGCAAATGATTTCGTTCCAGCATCACAAGAAGTTAAATTCGATTTAGACGATTACTTGCGCGGATCAGCAAAAGAGCGCGCAGATGTGTACAAGATTCTCTACGACATCGGAGCTTTAACTTCCGATGAAATCCGACTAGAAGAGGAAATGATCCGATGAAAGAAATCAAGCCAACTCCGATGAATCTTGACTTTTCAATGAAGGTCACGGCGACAGACTTTCCAAGACGCGAAATCTCTGGCCGCATCGTCACATGGAATGAAGAAGGCTCCACATCAGCCGGATCAACTATGTTCAAGCCTGGCTCAATTACTTTTAGCGATACTACGAAATTATTACTTGAGCATCGCCGTGAATCTCCAATCGGATTCTTAAAAGATTACGAGGAAGATGAAGAAGGCATTTACGCAACTTTTTCTGTTGCCAAAACAACTTCCGGATCTGATGCTTTGGAAGAGGCATTTTCTGGATTACGCGACGGCTTTAGTGTTGGCGTTCTGGCTGAAAAGTATAAGAACGTCGATGGCGTTCTAGTTATTAGCGCAAGTGCGCTCAAAGAAGTCTCACTAGTCACAGAGCCAGCCATAAAAAGCGCAAAGGTTGCGGTCGCAGCTAGTGAGCTAGAAGATTCTGAATCCGTCGTGGAAACAGAAGAACAAACTACCAAAGGAGAAAACGAAGTGGAAACAACTCCAACCGTTACAGAAGCACCAGCCGAAACGGTTGAGGCTTCCAAAGTCGTACAGGCCGAGGCAGCTCGTCCGCTTTATTTCACATCACCACGATCACCAATTACAACTGGTGGCGCATACCTTGAGCACACAATCAAAGCAGGACTTGGCAACGAAGATTCTCGTCAATATGTAAAAGCTGCTGACGATTCATTCACAACAAATCCAGCGTTCTCACCAGTGTCATACGTTCGCGATGTAGCAACAAACACAAACGCAGTTCGTCCAGTCATTGAAGCTTGCGGTGGAACACGTCCGCTTAATAGCTACGGAATGACAGTTTCGATTCCTAAAATCACTGCAAATTCGACTGCTGCAACAGTGGCAGAAGGCGGAGATCCAACTGGAACAACCGCGATTACCTCAGCCTATGTGAACGCTACCGTAATTAAGAAAATGGGATTTCAGCGCTACAGTGTCGAGCTTCTTGACAGATCAGATCCAAGTTTCTATGAAATCATGTTGGCAAATCTTCGCGATGCGTATGCTCAGGCAACTGATCAATATGTAATCGCTCAGATTACTGCCGGCGGAACTCAAGCGACTGCAACTGCTGCTGACTCAGCCGGCATTATTTCATTCGTATCAACAGAATCACCAGCCGTCTACAATGCAACAAAGCGCACAGCTACTGCATTCGTTTCTGGTACTTCAATCTGGAGCACTTTACTTTCTGCGACAGATACAACTGGACGTCCAATTTACAATGCTCAGCCAATGCAAATGAATCCAGGCGGAACAGTAAATCCAACTGCGATTCGCGGAAACGTACTTGGACTCGATTACTACACAGACGCCAACATGGTGAGCACAAGCATCGATGAGTCAGCATTCATCATCGAGCCACGTTCAATCGAAATCTTCGAATCTCCAGCTTTAACTTTGGCCACAAATGTGCCAACTACCGGAGAAATCGAAATTTCACTATATGGATATATTGCAGCTCAGGCCGTCTTTGCGGGTGGTCTACGTCGCTTCAATTTAACTTAATCCACTTAATCATGGGCTAGGTGCGCTCCCGTATCTAGCCCAGCAGCTCACGAAAGGGAACAGAGATGCCAGCAATCATTACAGTCGCCAGTCTTAGACAGGTTCTTGGCGTCTCTGTTTCTCTTTATTCTGATGCTTATCTTGAAGGAATTATCGATTCAGCTGAGCAAGTAATTCTGCCGCTATTGACTGCTAATCAAAATTCAGTCGCCGCCGTTTATCTTCAAAACAATGTCGCCTATTACATCACTCAAAAGCCAAATACATTCGTCGCTGGTCAAAGTGTTGTGATTACAGGTTGCGTTCCATCTACATTTAACGGAACAAAGACAGTCACATCGAATTACTATGATCCATTTCCTTACTTACCTTTCGCTTATCCGGCTCCTTATTTCTATTTCACATGCGCGCTCACTAACGATGACATAACATTTCGTCCGGTAATTCCTGGCGGCGTTGTTTATCTATCTGGGGCAGACGCGGCCACGCTCTACGCAAATACCGACGCAGTCGAACAGGCGGTCACTATCGTCAGCGTTGAGATTTTCCAGAGCGTGGTCGCACCAGGCGGTCAGATTGAAGGAGTAGATTTTCAGCCTTCGCCATTTCGTATGGGGCGCTCACTCCAAAATCGAATCATTGGGCTCATAGGTAATTACATCGACGTTTCAACAATGGCTATGTGATGCCTACACCAACATCAATCGCGACTAACGTCAGAGGCACTCTTGCGACTGCTCTCTCTGGCGTCGTTGCATCAGTTTATTCATCGCCTCCAGAGGCAGTCATTCCTCCAGCTTGCGTAATCGTTCCCGATTCGCCCTATTTAGAAACGACAACAATCGGCAAATCGCAGGTACGCGTGAAAATCAATTTCGTGGTCACTGCGGCCGTTGCTTACAACAACACGGCCGGAGCACTGGACAATCTTGAGCAGCTTATTATTAGCATCATCGCAGCGATGCCAACAGGTTACACAGTCGGAGACGTTCAACGTCCGACAATCCAATCGGTGGGCGCATCGAATCTACTAGTGGCGGATCTCGCGGTCAGCACTTACTACACACAACAGACAATCTAAGGAGACAAAGAAATGCCAACAACAATAGTCACCGGTCGCGACATAGTTTTCACTCTTGCCACCGTGAATTACGACGCGCAGACAACTGCGGTCACTTTAGTTAATGCTCCAGTCATCACTACTTATCAGACACTTGATGGAAAAGCCTATAAGCACATTGATGATCAATGGACACTTAATATCGAGCTTCTTGCAGACTGGGGCGCAACCGGATCACTCTTTGAAGCGATGTGGACTGCGTTCACTTCTGCTCCAAATACTGCACTGGCTTTCACTCTGCTCACTGCAACAGGCGCGTCATTTGCTGGCACTGCTTTCCCAGTAGCACCAACTGCTGGCGGCACTGCACCAGATGCTCAGACAGATTCTTGGTCAATGCTTTGCGCAACGACACCAGTTATCACAATCAGTTAAACTAACTAGAAACGGGAGCACAAAATGAAACTGAACATCGAAGTCACATATCAGTCCGGTGAAGTCGCCACTTATACGGCGGCTCCACCGGAATGGCAAAAATGGGAGCAGAAGTCAGGATATACAATTCAGCAAGCTGAAGAAAAGATTGGAATCTCCGATCTTCTCTTTCTTGCTTATCATGCTCACAAACGCGAAGCCGGTGGCAAGCCAGTCAAAGGCTATGAAATTTGGTGCGAAACAGTGGCCGATATTGGTGCAGGTGACGCAAGCCCAAAAGTTACGCCGTCGGAAGCCTCAATCGAATAATTGTGGAGCTTGCAATAGCCACAAAAATTCCGATGAGCGAATGGACGACGGCGGAGCAAATTCTGACGGCTTTGGAGATATTGGAGCGACAAAATGAGCGACAACGTTGAGATTGCCTATGACAAGGCTGATCTTCGTCGTATTACGTCGGCATTTAAGGCGATGGACGTTGAAGCTACTGATGCAGCTAAAAGAGAATCCTCAGCTTTGGCCGAATTTGCTCAAGGCAAAATCCAGCAAAAGGCTATCTCCAGAGGTAAGGCAGCCGACAGGATTGCCAGTGGCTCCCGTGTTTCTAAATCTTCCAAGATTGGCGAACTCTCTTTCGGCTTTGTAAGTCAAAAGTTTTCTGGCGGTGGCACGACAAAGGATCTCTGGGGCGGTACAGAATTCGGATCTAACAAGTTTAAGCAATTCCCAGTCTGGTCAGGCAGTGGACTTCGTGGCGGATCTAAGGGCTGGTTTATTTATCCGACACTACGCGAAATCCAGCCAGACATCATCGCGAAGTGGGAAAATGCTTTTGACCGAATCTTGAAGGAGTGGTAAATGGCCGGACAATCGCGCACACTCAAGCTCTCGATTCTTGCTGATGTAGATCAATTAAAAAAATCATTAGCAGCAGCCAATGGAGACGTCGATAACTCATCATCAAAGATGGGAGAATTTAGCAAGAAGGCTGGGCTTGCATTTGCAGCCGCCGGAGCTGCTGCTGGAGCCTACGCCGTCAAGCTTGCAGTCGATGGAGTCAAAGCCGCGATTGAAGATGAAGCTGCACAAATACGTCTAGCCACTGCATTAAAGAATGCAACTGGTGCAACGAATCAAATGATTGCATCGGTTGAAGAACAGATTCTCAAGACATCTTTGGCCACAGGTGTTGCAGACGATAAACTTCGTCCAGCATTGCAACGACTTGCTCTTTCTACAAACGACGTCACAAAGGCTCAAGATCTTCTCAATCTTGCACTGGACATTTCTCAAGCGACGGGCAAAGGCTTAGATTCGGTAGCTAATGCACTCGGTAAGGCATACGACGGCAACACGGCAGCTCTTGGCAAGTTAGGCATCGGATTATCTACGGCAGAGCTCAAAGCGATGTCTTTCACAGATGTGCAGTCAAAGCTTACGGATCTATTTGGTGGAGCGGCAGCAGCTAATGCAGAGACATTTGCCGGACGCCTAGAGATTCTCAAAGTAACATTTGATGAAGCCAAAGAATCAGTCGGTGCAAGACTTTTGCCAATTATTCAGCAACTTGTCGAATTTGTCGTGAATGAGGTTGTGCCGGCACTTGGTAAATTTGCTGATTTTTTCAAGCCAATCACCAAAGCGGTAGAAGATAATAAAGAAACATTTGCAGACTTGATTTCATTTATTCAAAAATACGTTGTGCCAGTTCTTGTGACAGGCTTAGGCGGCGCATTAAAGGTTATAGCTGCAATCATTGCTGGCTTGGTAAATGGATTTGCCAATCTTCTTTCTGGAATTGGAAAAGTAATAAATGCGGTTCAGGCATTTATTAAACTTATGAAAGACAATCCAATCACTCGATTCTTTGGCGGTGGAGATAATTCAAAAGGTCTAAAAGCTGGTGGTTCTGATTTTAATGTAGATCCATCTGGTAATGGCGGATTTGATACTGGAAAAGGAACAGGTCAAGTCACCGGCATCATTTCGCCAGCTACCGGCGCAGACATCGGCGTTTATTCAGCTTCAATGCAAGCTGCAATTATCAGACGTGAAGAATTAAAGGCAGAAACAGAACGATTGAGAAACAAGCGCGAATCTGATGCTGCTGCACGATTAGCGGCTACTGGTGGCCTTTCAACGGGCGAGCGAATTAACGTCACGGTAAATGGGGCAATAGATGCCGAAGGTACTGCTCGCACAATCGTGAACGTCCTTAATGATTCATTCTTCCGAGGCACGGCCGGAGCCGGCGCACTTCAGGGAATCTAATGACACAGTGGGCTCCAGTCTGGCGCGTTAAAATTGATGGCACGGACGTCACAGATTCGGTTCTTGCTAATCTGACAATTACGTCCGGTCGCACAAATATCTACACTCAGGCTCAAGCCGGCTATTGCTCAGTAACTCTTATCATCTTCAATCAAGCTGCATTGCCCTACGAAATCAATGACACCATTTCGATTGAAGTCCAAGACACTTCGGCGGTTTATGTGCCAATCTTTGGCGGATCAGTGGTCGATATTGCCGTGAGCGTGTCTCAAGTCGGCTCTAGCGCATATACTCAAGAAGTTACCATCACGGCTCTAGGAGCCCTTGCAAGGCTTCAAAAGGCACTCACAAATGGCGTCTTAACTCAAGATTTTGATGGCAATCAAATTGAGAAAATCTTGCGCGAAGTTCTGCTGGCTCAATGGCAGCAGGTTCCAGCCGCGCTTCAATGGAACACTTATGATCCGACTACGACGTGGGCTAATGCTGGCAATAACGGCATCGGAGAGATTGACACTCCGGGCAATTATGAGCTGGCACAAAGAGCTTCAAATCGTGTTGTGATTTATGACTTAGTAGCCGCGCTTGCTAGTAGCGGCTTGGGCTACATATATGAATCGGCGTCCGGGCTCATTTCTTATGCTGATTCGACACACCGCACGACTTATCTTGCAGCTAACGGATACACAGATCTCACGGCCAATCACGCTTTAGGGCAAGGGATTACAATCAAGACACGGTCTGGAGATGTTAGAAATGACATTACAATCAAGTATGGCATCGGCTCCACCAGTGAAGTCAGTGACCTTGATTCGACATCAATAGCCATTTATGGCGATCTTTCGCAAATCATTACGACAACGATTAAACATCAAGCCGATGCAGAAGCTCAGGCCGCGTTCTATCTTGAGCTTAGAGCTTATCCGCAGCCAATCTTTGATTCGATTACTTACGCCTTAACCAATCCAGAGCTAGACAATGCCGATCGTGATGATCTGATCAATATCTTCATGGGTCAGCCAATCGCACTCAATGACCTTCCGCTCAATATGTCGTCCGGCGTCTTTCAAGGTTTCGTCGAAGGCTGGACTTTCCGGGCTTCTTATAATCAACTTGACATCACTCTTCTGATGTCGCCATTGGCCTATTCACTGCAAGCCATGCGATGGAATGACGTGCCAATAGTAGAACGATGGAATACCGTGTCGCCGACTTTAGAGTGGCAATATGCCACAATAGTCTCATAACGAAAGGAAATACTTATGGCAAATCCAACAACGAATTATGGCTTCGTTCTGCCTACGGCAACTGATCTTGTTACGGATCTTCCAGCCGATTTCGATGTCGCATTGCAGGGCGTAGATACTCGATTGAAAGCATTGCAGCCAGGCACGACGCTTGGTGACATTGCTTATTCATCGGCAACTGCGAACACAAATACACGATTGCCGATTGGCACAAACGGACAAGTTTTGGCAGTTTCAGGCGGTGTGCCAGCTTGGACAACAACATCCGATGTAACACCATTAACAACTAAAGGTGATTTATTTACTTTCACAACAGTAGATGCACGAATTGGCGTGGGAGCGAACGGAACAGTCCTCACTGCTGATTCAGCAGAAGCAACAGGATTGAAATGGGCTGCACCAGCAAGCGGAAGCTTGACATTGCTTTCAACAACTACTTTAACTGGCTCATCTACTAGCGTTACGGGAATTAGCGGCTCATACACAAATTTACAAATACGCATAGATGATTTAGGTACAGGTACGGCGGCAGGAATTATGAAAATGGGATTAAACTCAAATACAACTACGTATTTATCTTGCGGAGTGGACGGTAATACGGGGGCAGTATTTACAGGCGGTGGCTCAGCTTGTATTCCTTTAACTGCTAATCGAAATATGAAAGATACAGGCGGCGATAATACGGCCGCTTTAATAAACATATATAACTACGCTGGTACTAATGCTTTTAAGGCTTTTGACGTGCGCACCGGTTGCACAAATCCGACTGGTGGAGATGGTGTAACTAATGGGAGTGGTATTTTTCAGAGCGTATCCGCAGTAACTAGTGTGCAAGTCTTTTTAACTGGTACCGCAACTTTTGACGGAAGCCCATCTATGAAGATTTATGGAGTGAACTAATGACTAGACCAATGATGAGAGAACACAATTTAGAAACTGGCGAAGTCATAGATCGTGAAATGACAAAAGCCGAACATGATGCTTACTTGAAATCTTGTGAACCGGAGCCATTAACGGCAGAACAAATTGCGGCGCAAGAAGCAAAAGCATCAGCGGCAGCCAAACTCGAAGCTCTTGGATTAACTGTTGATGATTTGAAGGCACTTGGGCTCTGATGTATCCCGATGGCACTGCTGCTCGGATTCTTGAAGTCGCCTTAGCTGAAGTCGGCACGATTGAGACTGGCGAGAATCTTACGAAGTACGGCAAATTTACAAAGGCGGATGGATTGCCCTGGTGCGGATCGTTCTGCAACTGGGTGTTCCACACTGCCGGCGTGAAGATTCCATCAATGGTTTCAACTGCTGCTGGCGCTCATAAGATGAAAGAGCTTGGACGCTGGATTGAAGATAAGCCGCAGCTTGGAGATCTATGCTTCATGGACTTTCCGCACGATGGCTTAGATCGCATCAGCCACATTGGAATTGTTGTCAAGGTAGGCCAGACAAGCGTTCTCTGTATTGAAGGCAACACGTCCGGAGATGGTGGAGATCAACGCAACGGCGGAATGGTGATGGTTAAGCGTCGCTATATTGGCAAGGAGATTGTTGGTTTCGCTAGGCCGAAGCTCGTAACTTATGCTGGACAATATCCAGTGGTCGAGCCACTTCCAGAGGCAAAGCCAAAAAAGGAGAAGAAGAAATGACACAATTCAAGGCAATAGCAGCATCATGGGCTAGATCATCAGTAGCCGGAATGGTGGCCGTCTATATGACAGGCAATACAAATCCAAAAGATTTAGCCATGGGGCTTATCGCTGGTCTTATTCCGGTATTAGCTCGCTGGGCTAATCCAAACGACATTTCTTTCGGTCGTCAAAAGTGAGCGTGGGCGAATGGACGGCGGTCGGTGGGCTTGTTCTTGCGGTGCTGACTGCCATCTATTCGTCAATGAGATTCATGGTGAAGTCGATCATGCGAGAGCTTTCACCGAATGGTGGGAACTCTCTCAAGGATCAAGTCTCTCGAATTGAGCAGCGTTTAGATCAATTAATGCTGGAGATTGCTCTCAAGAAATAGACACGCCGACGTCAATCTTGAAATTGTCGGACATAGATGTCACTCTGTATCTGGGAGCATTCGACAAGGCTCCCACGGGAGCAAAAAATGACAACAAGTGAAATTGGACTATTCGTCCTTATGGCTATCGCCTGTATTCTTTGGGCGATTGTCAGCTATTCAGTAGGCTACAAAGAAGGCCACAGAGAAGGCTATCAACGCGGCAAAGCCGTTGGCCGTCACATCTCAGCTCAGGCAGTGCGCTAATGGGATTCTTGGACAATTACGAAGCTGCTCGCGCTCGCACTGATCGCTGGCTTGCAACATATCCGACTGGTCGCATTGAAACAGAAATTATGGAATTTAGCGCCGAGAAGGGCTACGTTCTAGTCAAGGCAACTGGTTACAGAAATGCCGATGATCTATATCCAGCCGGCGTTGATTTCGCTTATGGCTATCAAGGCGCTTATGTGCAAAACATGAAACGCTGGTTCGTGGAAGATACAGTCACCAGCGCAATTCTTAGAGTTATGCAGCTCATCATGGGCGGTGCAGAGCGAACAGTGCGCGAGACTATGGAGCAGATTGAAAAGCTTCCAGCAAAGGTTGCCAACACTGAGCCGGACTATTGGAACACGAAATTCGGTGACGTGCCATCGTTTAAGACACGTGAAGAGGCAGAAGAGGCCGGCATTCGAACACTGGGAACGGCCATTGACACCATCAAAGAAACACTAGGTGGCGTTCAAGTAGCTGCTGCTCCATTGTGCTCTCACGGTCACATGATTTGGCGTGAAGGCACATCGGCTAAGACTGGAAAAGGCTGGGGCGGTTATATGTGCTCCGAAAAGACTAAGGCAAAGCAGTGTCCGCCAGCCTGGTACATGCTCGGATCTGATGGACAATGGAGGCCACAGGTATGAGCGCCGTATCAGAAATCATCAACATTGACACGATGATTGGCAGGACGTTAATTGATGGCAAAGTCGTTGCAGAATACAAAGTCGAAAACTGTGACAACTGCCAAAAGATTCGGACACTGGACAAGCTGGGCTACCAATACAACGTCGGAGGAGAGCCAATCTTGTGGTTCTGTGTTGAATGCAGAAAATGACAATAAGTGCGGCTGATGAATGGGCTATTCACAAACGAGCCGTCGATGTGGTCTTTGCTCAAGAAGCAAGTCTAGGCGTAACAGTTCGTTACAATTCAAAGCTTAACAATCACGAAGCCGTAACAGAATACGCCGAATCTCTCGGAGCTGAAATGATTGTGGCGAGATACTTTGGCCTTGACTATGACATCAATGATTCCAAAGGCAAGCGACGGGCTGATGTAGGTCAAGGGCTAGAAGTGCGCTGGACGTCATACGTTGGTGGCAATCTCATCGTCTATCCGAATGATCGTGAGAATGACATCGCAGTGTTGGTAGTCGGCAAGTCGCCGGTTTATCACATAGCCGGCTGGCTTCCAGTAGCCTTTGCTAGACGCAAGCGGTTCAAGAATCCGCGTCAGGATTCCTGGTGGGTCGATCAGGCCAATCTGAATCCGATTGAAACATTGGTCAGGAGCGAATATGCCACTGCTGCGATTTGATTGCTCAATCTGTAAGAAGCTCTATGGTGATGGGCGCAGGGAACATCTCATTACTAAGGGAGCAGAGCTAACCGAACACGAATGGTTCGCTCAATGCTCTGGTTGCGGTGCATTCTCGGTCAAGCTAGTCGATGATGGGCTGGTGGCTGGCCTTGAATAGTTATCCACATACTTATCCACAGGCACTTGTGGACGATGCGACACTCCGGCCTCAATCCTTGACAGATTGTCAGGATCCATCGCTATACTTGAAAGATAATATCTTGAAAATAAAGATAAATAAAAAGATAATAAAAATAAAGATTAAAAATAATAAAAACTTATTGGCTATTCCTATGTCAATTATGATTTTGACAGTATCCACAACAACAGAAGCCAAAGCAGCTACACAAAGCGATTCATTCAAACTCTATGCTCATTCAAGGATTGTTAATGATGAGCAGTATCAATGCTTCTATAAGCTGATAAACAAAGAGAATCGACGATGGGATCCAAAGGCTCGCAACGGATCTCATTACGGTATTGGCCAAATGCGCAACACTAAGTATCGTAACCTAGATGGTTATCGCCAGATTGATTGGTCTATCAGATACATCAAAGGACGTTACGGATCTATGTGCAACAGTTGGAGATTCTTTCAAGCTAATGGCTATCACTGATGGCAGCTAAGTCAGCGAGAGCTAATGGAGGCACAAGAGCCTGGTCAAAGATACGTGAACGCATACTGATTCGTGATGGCTATCTCTGCCAATACTGTGGCAACGATGCCACGACTGTGGATCACGTGATTCCAATCAGCAAGGGCGGCACTGATGAGCCCGATAACCTCTTAGCAGCGTGTACACGATGCAATTACTCGAAAGGCAACCGAATGAGCCCGTTTTTTGGCGTAGCAAGGACAC